CGTACATTTCACGGAGCCAGATGAGATCCGAGGAAACGATGTTAGGAACCGTGTAACCACCAGCACTGTCTGTGCCTTCGGTTTGTGACTTCAAGTGTCCGTTGTCAGACAACCACTTGGTTGCAGACTTGACACCAGCCAAGTGGCGAGCGAACTGCCCAAACGTGTAAGCCTTGAGGTTCTTCTCATCTTGGCTACCGTGGAACGGGTTGCGCTGTACGTTGATGCCACCCTTCCAAGGCTGTGGGTTGACAGCAGGTGCAACTACAGGAGCGGATGCGCCAAGGCTCTTGATGGTCTCAATGCGCTCGTCAATGTTCTTTGCTTCGGCCATGATGGACTTGACCTGTGCGAGATCACCCTCACCGGAAGCCAGCTCACGGGCTGTAGCCAATAGCGTTTCGCGCTTGGCTGTCAGTTGTTCGATATTCATAGTTGTGTTAGCAACTCCAGACGTGCCAGCAGTTCCTGGCGTTCGTCATTGTCATGGGCTTTCGCCTCTACTACGAGTTCCGGTTGCACTTCTGGCTGGTCTGCGTCCCGCAGTGAATCCCAGACTACAGGTGCTAAGCGCTTGGCGCTCGCCCGGCTAAGACCGACTGCATCCCGCAGCCGACGTTCTACACCCCGCAGGGATGCGGGTTGTACGCTCTTCATGCCGTGCATGGCATACAAGCCCTTTGCACGTCGAGCAAATTCATCAATGATGGCATCCGCCATGGTCTGATCGGATACGGCTTCGATGGCTCCGCAGAGCGCATCGTAGTAGGCTTCCAATCCTTCGTGGATTAGGTCACCCTCAGCATCATCGTATACCGACATAGCGTACTCTTCAGGGGACTGTTCAGGCATTGGAGCCATTACCATTTCTTCTTCTTCCATCATAGGCTCCATGCCGTAGTACTCCTTTAGGCTTTTGACGCTGTTACGATACTCGGCTGGTGTGGGTGTGATGCTTGCTTCGGCGATAGGCCAGCGGGTTATCTCAGCTGCACCGCCCATGCTCTTACGCTCTACCAGATGACCAGCGGCACCAGAGGAAAAGCCCATCTTGCCTTGCTTGCAGAGCTTCGCAATCATGCTCCCGTACTCGTCGGCCATTTCTAGTTGAGCCTCGTACCAAAGCCCGGTATCGTCCATCTTGATGTAGCCTGTACCGATGCTCTTCTTGCCTACAGCCGCATCCATACCGTGGTGATAGTACACATTCAAAGGGACTCGCTGCCCCTTGGCAACCGGGAACCCGTAGTCGGTTGAAGCGGTGAAGTAATCGCCTTCAAGGTCAGCGGTCTTGGTATCGCCAAAGCGAACCAGGTAGCCCTTGACGTAGCCTAACCGGTCGCTCTTGATACCGTCTACGGAAGATGTCAGCAAGTCCATACACCCACTATCCCACAGTGCATTTTTCATAGGTAGGTCGTTAGATCTGGTTGATATCCCTCTAGGTCTCTAAGCGGCAATACCCTAGTGGTAGGCCCCCAGTCGGCATTAGGTACCACGGTTGCCATGTCACTGAGCGGTAGGCCTTCGCTGTAAAGGTTGTAACGAGCGGTGCCTAGTATCTGCTGGGCTTCAAGCGGTGTTAGCCCCTTCAGAATCTCTTCACCGGTTGCCACCTTTGGGCGCGTATCCGGTATGGAAGAATCGCCGGTAATCTCTGCCCATGAGAGCGTCTCCGGAATAAGAACGCACCTACAATTTGGGTGACTAGGCATGATTTCATCTGTACGGTGAAGGGTGCCGGACAAAGCCAAGCAAGCAAGGCATACCCGCGCATCTTGCGTAGCCTGCCGCCGGTATCCGGTAACGGAAGGATTCTCCGTATATAGTTGCCGCTGGGCTTCACGGCTGGCACGTATCATCTCGGTACGTGCTATCGTCTCGGCTCTTTGCCTGCCGATATCAGCCGCTTTTCGTACCCGCCGTGCTACCGTGCGTGGGCCTTCACCTAGGCTGATGCCCTGTACCAAAGCCATCTGCATCGCATCGGTGGTTACTTGGGGGATGGCATCGAATAAGACAGCCAAAGGGCTACCATCGCCTGCGAACCCGACAAAGGCCTGCAAGGCTTCGTCAGGTAGACTTGTCCATGAAGTACCAAGGGTAACGCCTGCGGGCTTTTTACCCGCTGCCGCTTCCACAAGGCGCGGCGTTGCCTCATTAGCAAGGATAGCGGCTTCAAGCTGCCCATCGGCTGTAATCACTGCCCCCTCTACCGAGAACTTTTTCAGGTTGCGCCCGAGTTCTTCGATGTTATCTATGATCCGCTGACGCATCCAGAGTATGGTTTCGCTTGGCGGTTCCCCGTTTGCTTCACGCTCGGCAATCCTACCCTCCAGCGCTTCAAGCTCATCGATGCTCGCCTTGGTTGCGGCTTTGTATGCACGTTGCATCCGGCTGATGGCTACGCCTTCACGCTCTAGCAGGTCATTCCGATACTTCTGACTGGCGGCATAAATCCTGCCAGTGCCGTTGTCTACTCGCTTGAGATTTCCTCCAGCGAATACCCGTAAAAAGGGTGCGACTTGTACACTACCCCCGGAGTGCATACGTGGTCACCATCAAGGCTCTTACCGTCAGGTTGCATAGCGTCACGCTTTGCGGTTGCCCAGCGGAACCCGGCATCGCCGCCCCACAAGTCCCAAGCAACACGCCCCGGACTAGGGAAACCTTCCTCACCGGCGTTGAACCCTTCGGCTTGTTTGTCCACTTCATGACGGCTGAAGAAAGAGTACATTCGCAGTATCGTGTCTTCGGAAAGTTTCTCACCGTTTACGATTTGGTTTGCTCGCGCAAGGCCTACCCGCGTCCCGCCGTCGAAACCTTCCGCTTTCCAGTCAAGCGCCCGTTGTGCCGCTTCGACCATGCCAGCGTTCGGTATAAACTTCATCTCATACGCTTTGGCTTCATCCCGCAGGGTAACCGGCGCGGCTCCTGTGTGCTGGACTGGAAGGTTTAGGAAGCTCGTAACGCTGCCCGGATCGTAACCAGAACGAATCAAGATACCAGCCGCGTTAGTTGTCTCTGCTAGGGATGCACTCGTGCCAGCCTGTACGCTAATCGCGGATGGATGCAGTACGCCTTCATCTTCCGGCACTGCTTCCAGCCCCGCTATTCGCTTGGCTTCAGCCCGATCAATAATGCCAGACTTATACAGGCGCTCTGCCCGTGTGGCTTCTGCTTGCATATCGTCGGCAAGCGCCCTGACCGTTTCAAGGTCATACATAACGTAATCACCCTGCTGTGTCTCAGGGTATTCCGGTAGCAAGTCAGCCGTGATAGCGTCCGCCAAGGTACGGAGCAAAGGCACCATGCCATCTTCCCATGCAGCCTGTTGGGCGGATTCATAATTACTGTAGGTAGACCGTTCTAAGCCCGAACCAAGCCCTAAGACCATGGGGTTGATACCAAGGACAGAACAGATACGCTCCTCCGGCACACGCCTAACGGAATCCAAAGCAAGCTCGGAAGGAGTAAGGCTAACCCTATCCATCTTGTACGCACCGGTCATAACCACGATGCCGCCTGAACCGTCCCCGGTAAGGTCTTCATGCAGTTGGCGCTTGACCTGCCGGGCATCGTCCATCGACATATCAACGCTGGTCTCTTTGGCATCAGGCCCGACGATAAGCGATGGCATAGCACCGTTAGCCAATAGTCCGTAAGCGGTAGTGCTTGCCGTGTTATCGGTTGCAATCTCGCGCAGAACAGCGGTAAGCGGCGCTCTACCAATGCGGATATCGCTAGGGTCACGCCCGTACCGGATGTGGATAATGTCACTTACCGGGATGTCAAAAGAACGGCCATCCGTGGTGTAGACGTAGTGCGTCAAAGGGTTTACACCGTTACCAACCGGTCGAACCATGTCCTGCGGCAGGAACTGTAGAGCGGTCACTGTGCCACGGGTGGAAGAGCGAATCTTGCGGAGGTAGGTATTGCCAAACAATTTGAAATCTTGAATAACCCAGCCCCAGAAAAGGCTACCCATAATCATCGGATCAGGTTGAGCCATGAGCTGTAGTACCGGGTGGTCTTCTACCGGCTCTGCCTGCTGGCTGTCTACCGGTCGGTAGAGCCGTGGTGTTGCCTGTGGGTAGTTCCGAACGTACCAGTCAATGGCTGATGCCACAACGCCGTTCAGGCCAAGGTCACCGGCTACCCTAGCCCAGTCCTTGGTACTTCCAGGGAGTGCCCGGCGTAGCAAGGTTTGTAGCTGACCAGAGCCGTAACCGGTTAGGTAGAT